ATGTAATTTTGTTACATGTGTAAACTAATGTCAAATTTCGAAAGGGGTTAAACAAGAGGGGCAAGTTAGTAACAACTTGAAACGTTGGTCAATGGCGTTTAGGTACGTGTAATCCTCATCATCCAGCAACATGGTGTAACCGCACCAGTGTGTCAAAGAATCCACGGGCATGAGTCACTCAGCCAGTTCCTCTTCCTCTTGTTCGTTGCGGAGGTTGGCATAATATTGTTCGTCATTTATAAAATCAACCCGGTTGCGATGTTGCACAGGGCGATAAGTGCGCCGAGTGGCGAATTTACCCGCTGGCGCAAAGTCTTGTACGCCAACAGGGCCAAAAATTTTGTGGTCAGTTGCAATTAATCCATTGAAGGCGCTAGTAGTTCGTAATTCAAACGAAGCTCTATTCCAAGTAAGGTCGCGATTACGTATTAGCTTCGAAAACTCAGTAACATGGGCTCGATAAGCTACGTAGTGATCCTCTTCTTCTTGATCGTAAGCGTGAGGTGGTTCGTTGTTGGTGTGCGAGTTGGCGGCTTTTCTTTGTTCATTCTCGCTCAATGTGGCCTTGCTGAAAGCAGTTTTACGCCAAGTTAGATCGGCGATAATGCTTCCTAATATATCCATAGTCTTCTGATCTTTATCGGTTATGAATATGTCCTGTGTTTCCGAAGGGAATTCAGTAGTTTCAGAAAACATTGCAGTGCCTAGTTGCCCCCTGGCAAGCCATTCAACCATAAACGTATCCACTTCATCTCTAGAACGCACTATTTTATATTGGCAACGTAACAATTGTGCGTTGAGTTCATTTGCTTGTTGGATGCTCCACCACCTTGCATTTTCGCACAACTGAAATTCGTGGAGGTTGTGAACAGTGTAAGGCATTTGAAAAGAGATGCTATTTCTTTGAATACTATACGTGGGGGAAAGAAATGATTCTTTAAATTTGCCGGTTTGATTGGTGTCGATATTAGGGCCTGATATAGAGTCAGAACCGCCATTGTATCGTAGGTTGTAGTTTTTCTTGACACCGTACGTGGTAAGAAAATCGCCAAGCAGGTTGATGTTATGTTGTTTTGCAGCACCAACTAAAAGGGAAACGGTGCATAGATGGGCTTCAAGATCTGGTTCACTTAGAAAAGGGGCGAGTATTTCTATATTGACGTGGAGAGGTGTTGCGTCAGCCATATAGTTAAATATACATTTATCAAGGTTGCCCTTGGCTAGTTGGTATAGTGTTCGGTCTAGTAGTAAGGTCGGTTCTTTGTAGCAGCCGTGAGGGGAGAACTTCCACCCGCAAAAGGTTGGGTATTTTGGAAACGAAGTTTTGCATTTCAAAATGAAGAGGTTATCGTAATACGCACTCCACAAGGCTCTAACAGTAAGTGTTCCATTGCCAGCGCTGTCATCCCCAGTGGCGCATAGTGCGCGCAATCGTTTTATGAAGTATTTCAACGCCATATACGCTAAGGAACGCCAAGTGTTAAGGAGTAAAGTGAAACTAAACCCTGAAGGCAAATAACCACCCATTCGACCCATCCACGTACGAATGTTAAGCATAAAGTCTAGATATTCTTGTATCATGTGCGTGGGTACACCCAAGTATTGCATTAACATATAATCGAAGTTGAGGAATTCATGATCTTGGCTGCTATCGTAGGCCTCGTAATCATCTTCGAAAGAAGGCAGATTAAAATCCCAGTACTTTCTGATGAATTCGCTCAGCTCAGTATCTGTGTTTCCGTCCAATGTAAAAACATTCGCAGGCATGACTTGTTTGAAGATGACAGAAAGATACCTAGCTAAAGGTCCCCATCTAAAATTAGTGGCAGTATTGAAGGAGATTACCAACTGTCCTTTCTTGGCGATTCTCCCGTAAGTTCCAGGTTTAGTAACACTTTGGCCTTTCATGAAAGTTTCGGCATAAGTATCAGGCCATTGGGGGTCCGCCCTATCTGCGATGGCGTTGATACGTTTTTCACCTTTGTTGGAGAAACGAGTTTGAAAGTTTTCAACACTCTCTTGCCATAGTGTTTCATTGAATGTTTGTGGTTTTATGTCGTATGTGCTGATTAGGGCTTGAAACAAAGCCAAGCCCGTAGCCTTGCGATTTTGAAAGTTCTTTTTGTTACCAATTTTTTTCTCTTTAACCCACCTGCCTTCATTGGTCATTTGTTCAGTAGCAACATCACCTCTACGGTGTCTTAGAAAGGAAGCAGTTGTAAAGTTAGTGTCATCCACTTGAGTGGTGTAATTATTCTTGTATTTTATTTCTCTGGAAAAGAGATTAACTTCATTATTTAAAGTTCCAGTTAAATGTGCTATTGCTTCCTGTAGCACGGTTGATGTGGTATCGTGTTGACTTTTGTAGTGTGGGTTAGCGAAGTGGGGTTGGGGGTAACTCGGAGTTGTAAAAGAAGGTTCTTCAGGGGGGGTATCGGTATAGTTTACTGCGATCCCTTGAAGTTGTGGGTGATTGGTAACCAATTTGGTAGGGTCAGTGGAATGTTCAAAACCGCCATTATATAGACAAGGTGGGGCATTTAAGTCGAGTAATTGTTTTGGTACATACCTTATAATGTGTTGGTTGATAGCGCTTTTGATAAGAGCGGGATCGTCAGGTGTGCATATAGCTCGTAAGATAGAGGAGTAATATCGTGGTGTTTCCGTAGTTAGTGTGTTGACGATTTCTAGGCTAGTAGTTCCACGGCTAATTGCGGTGTACCAAAGCCGGTCATCGCACTTAGCGCTATCGCGGTCGATTATAACGGAATATGGTTTAGTAATTGTGAGGCCTTGCGAGGAACTAAAAGTGCTTGAATGCCTACCAAATTCTAGTAAAGTTTGGTTTTCAACGTGACCTGCTACTAATACTCTATTATGTGTAGGGTAACCTTTACGATATTTATATGTGCCCACGCTGTCTTTGCGACATATGTGTTTAAAACCGAAATAATGGGCAACATCGCAGCAAGGCCTAGTACTCTCTGGCAGGTACATGCATGCGTACGGGGCTAAGTAGTCGATTTCAGGTGTAGTACTTGCTAAAGTGTTATCTTCTTTTGTGCAATGATAAACGGCCTGGCACGGATCTCCAGTAACAATGACATGACTAATGGTCGGATCATAGGCGCATAACAGATCAATATAACCGGGGCCATATTTGCCAATTTCATCAATAAGCAGCAACTTGGCGCGGCTAGAGAAGAAGGGTGTTTCAAAAGTTTGCACTTTGTAGCCAGTTCCAGGTGGTAAGTGTAATTTTTCTTTCACATCATCCCTTAGGGTGACAGTGGGGCATATCACACGAAAAATTTCCGACTTTATATCGACTTTGTTAAAAATTTCTAAACAGGGACGAGTTTTCCCAGCTCCGAACGTTCCACATATGTAAGAGATCTTTATGTGTCGACGTTTATGTGTTTTTATGACCGAACCTAACTGTTTGTGCAAAAAGATTTTCTTAGGTAGGACTTCGCCATAACATCCAGTCTCGATATTACGTAGCAGTTTATCAGCCCTTCGATAATTGATTGGGTGGTCGAACCAAGCTTTATGATTAAATTCGCGTAACAATTGAGGTAGTGTTTTGATGTAACGTGTTGGTGTTGTAGCGCCGTTATACATGGGTGTTTTTTCGGGGGGCTTGTAAAAAAAGTGTCCGGGTTTATTCGTGTAATGAATGGTCACTGTTTGGTCGCAGTCGTTGCCATGAACGTTCATGCATGAGTCAGTGTTGTTATTTTCTAAATCAGCGTTTACTACAATAATTCGTAAACCACTTCTAATCGCCAACCAAGTTACATCATACTCGTCATACCCGCAGGGGTCGTGTGACTGTGCGATGCCGCGGGCGTTATCTCCATGGCAGTATACTTCCCAAAGATGTTTTTCATCAAAGCCAGAAGCGTCGGAAACAGCTTTGAATAAACATGTGTTGGCCTTTGGGAAATTGGGTGTGGTATAATCTTTAAGATTGCGATGTTTACCCAAGCACATAGCACAGTCAATGTTTGTGAAGTGGACGTTTTTAAGCACGCATCTAGCAGGTGAGCCAAGGACAGGGGGGTGCGTAAGAAGTTGTTTTTGTCGTGGAATAGTGTTGTCATTATTGGATATAGGTGAGGTTGTGCCGATGAGGGTTGGCTGGTTCAATGGAAAAGTAGTTGTTGTAGGTGAATTAGTGCCATCGGGGCAAAGGTGACATGGGTTGCCTTTGACACCTGAAAAGCCATGACCACTTAAACAGGTTGTCCAAGTATTATTCGAAGAATTGTGTTCAGAACAACCTAATTGTTTGCATATGTGGTCACTGGTGTTGTGCGTTTTATGGGAAAAGGCGCTGCGCTCACGTGGTTTCGAACGGTTTGTGTTTGCAGAGATTGTTTGAGTGGGAGGGGTAATAGTGGTGTCAATAGGGTTGTCGAAAGGAGGAGTTTCGGGTACATAGCATTTTTTGGGTGTCATGTTATAGGAAATATTGTAATAAAGAATTTTGAAGTTGTTGGGGAGAAAGTTGTATAATTTCAATCCAGAAAGAATGCGATGTAGTTTAGTTTTAAGAAGAATTGGGAGATAAATCGCGATACGATATAGTAGAAGAGCAGAGAGCACAAGTAATGGTGTTATAGCCAATAGGTACGTATGATTGAGGTGAAACGCGTTAATAATTAAATGATAAAATATATGCACAAAGAATTGATCATACAGAATTCGTACTATGTGCAATTTAGGGAGAGAAGAAAAGAATAATAGTAAAAGGTAATCAGAAAAAAGGTGACTAAAAGGGGCATCATGTAATGGCCCTTCATTTTGTTCGTATAGTAGGCTGAAAAACCTTTGCAGTCGAAAATAGTAATTTTGGTCCAGAGAAGAGGGCATTTCTGAGCCAGCTCCTAGATAAGCATTAGGAGTTTGGGCAACGTAACTTCCGTAGATAATACATTTTGTTAGCTCATAAATGTGATAATAACTTTGCCCAGGTAATAAGGAATGGGTGCTAACAGTGCTGTGATCTAGGCTAGTTAGATAATAGGGGGAGAGTTTTATTTCGATTGTGTGGTCAGGTAATTGGAGCATGGCGATTGTGGCGTCAAAAGGTATTCTTTTATAGGCATTGATCACTCGTTTAATTTCGCCAATCGGGCCACAGCGTGTGATATAGTGGATTGGTTTACTTACTATTTCAGAAGTGGGACCAAAATTTTCTCTGTTGAGGGCGATTTGATATCCATACTCAGTTGCGGCGAGGGCGTCACTGGAAAGGTGAAACCCGTTGGATAATTGAAATGCAGCTCTTCCCCTAGCCATAACTTGGTATTCTTTGGTGGTGTTAACAGAAAGAGCGTAATTTACGCACGTTTCGAACACTTTGCGATTGATGGTGTTGTCCGTATCAAAGAAAAAGGATCGCGAGTGGTTTGGTGGCATAATTCTGCCACGTGTTTGGAAATAGTTGGTATTAGGGGGCAGCACAGTATTGGAGGTAACATGAATTATATGATGAGCGAAATACGTATCTAGTATGGTTAATGTCAATGTACCTCGAGGTCCAACAATACTATTTGTGGTTAGCCACCAGAGGCATGAAATGCTTTGTGTGTAATTACCGGCAACATGGCCGTCTGGCATGTATACAAAGTGGTCAGAATTCCGTTTAAAAGTGTACACATCAGGATATTGTGGTCTCATACCCTTGAGCAACTCAGGAGGGATGATGATGGTGAACACGGCGTTTTGTAGATTGCAATGATTAGGTGGAAAGAAGAGGTTGTAAACGTCGGCTTGATTCATAAAATGCCCGCTATCGTGGACAAACAGTGTTCTGCAATCCACCAAAGGGGCAGAAGTGGGGTTAGAACTGTATCTGGAGAGATCTTTAGTAGTTAGAACAGAGTTGTTCAAAAGTGTGGCTCTAGAAATAAAGGGCATCATACTAGCATGTTTTCGATCTTTGCTCCACATAAAACCCACTACCTGATTTTGAGGCGTGATACTGTTTAATAATCCCGGTATAACAACGTGTAAGATATAGTTTTCAATAGTGGCGCTAGCCGGGTGAGCATGAGTGGTTTTGGGACGATCCGTCGTGCTAATCCCGAAGTTCTCTAAAAGTTCGCGCTGATGTTCGCTAAGTTTATAATTTGAATATATTTCAATGTTTTCTCTTAAACCGTCAATTCGGCCAGGTAAATCGGACTGTAAAGTGTATAGGTGCTCGCTAACTGTGACTTGTTCAGTTAAGTGGCTTAAGAGGGCCATTATGGCAGGTCTCTAAAGCGATTAAATGAAAGTGACAGATTAAAGGAGTCTCCTTTATAATTTTG